GTGTTGAATTGTTTGTTTTGTATCTTGTCAAAATAAGGGTTAAACGTATTAACCGCCTGTCTTGAAGCAATTTGATTGCTTGCTCTCCCTTCACAATAAAGGCACTTCATGGTCGTTGTAAACTCTTTTAATTTTAAAGTCATTTCGAACGTCTTCTTACATGTTTCACAATAATACTCATAAATCATAAAATGGTCCTTGGCGTTGGAGGAAGCGGCCGCGCTAACTGACCCGCTACCCCGCCCAAACCTCCGAGAAATCCGCCTTGCGTTTCATTCCCCGACATTCCTGGCAATCCTCCTGCTTGTCCACCCGCTACAGACTGTTGCGGGGGAGGTGGTTCTTGTTTCAACAATTTTATTTTGTGTATTTGATCATGACGAGCCAACTCAATAAATCTCGGATCACTTGGGTTTGTGGCGAGTATTCTCAACGCCTGGCCGTGAATTTCTGAATGATATCGATGCTTTTCGCTCTCCGATGGTTCCATAAGTATTCCACCACCCAGAACATGCTCATTTTCGGCCCAAGGGTCATCCTGATTTTCCGCCTCTTTCTGTTTCGCCCATCGGTTGAGATCTACTCCCTGCATTTTAACAATATCGTAAAACAAGCCGTTGATATCGTATTTGGCCATGAATTGTTGCTGGATGTCAGAGGGAGAAGTCAAAATCCCCTTGTAACTCTCCAACAGAATCTTCGCCTTTAACTCGTTATTAACAGGCGACATTGATGTGACATCGCAAGAAAAATCATAATTTCCACGAATATCGCTGCTAGAATATAACGCAAAAGCCGTCTCTCCCACCTGTTCTCTCGTAACACCAGAAGGCAATCTCATCCCCCCAGTCAATTTAACCCACCGAGGCTTGTCATAAAATTGAATCATCAAATCACAAATTTTGGAAGAGGCTGTGCGATAAATCTTCGCCACATCTTCTCTCACATCCGCATCCCTGATATTGCCGTGACCTTCTATAATCTGAGCCGTCGTCGGTTTTACGGCTGACACCTCTCCGCGCCTCATTGAGGAAGTCCCTAATTCCTTCTCCATGTCCCTTTCCATTAACTCCTGAGTCCTCCAAATGTCTGCTGGCAACGAAGGCATGGTCCTCGTCTCAATTCCGGCAGGATCATTAACCTCAATATTTTCTGAATCATCAGCGTCTTGCCATTTTCTCTGCTGTTCAAGGCTCCAAGCTCCTTTCTTGAAAAAGTTGACAACTGGCCACTTCTTGAAAATTCGAACGAGTCTGGTGCGATAACTATTGATTTCATCAACCTGGGGCTCTGCTAAAGAAACATAACATCGCCCATAAAAATCATTGTTAAGCGGCATTGGAATTAAAAAGACAAATTGGGACCTCTTGTAATCGTAGGGAAAATCATAGGGATCTGTCAACCACTCGTTCCCCGCCTCGCTGAGAACCGCGATTTGTCCCGTCTCAAGATCATGATATTCAAAAATGCACCCAACGTCATAAGATGAGGCCCTCTCTTCGTTCCTTAACCGATCCTTTAAATAATCCGGGGTCTTCTCCGAAGCCACCGCCTGTCTTGCCTTCACGTTAAAATCCTTATTATCCTTAATCCATTGCAATGGCTTGTGGATTGCGTGAAAATAATAACCGATAGATTTTTTGCCTCGCGCCTGCCAATCGACAAAAATATCATCCGGACAGGTTCTCAAAACCCATACCCCGTCCGCATTCACTTTGTCAGTGTCATATGAAGAAAAAAGCGTTTTGTTTCCATAACCGACCTTCAAAGCCCCAAACTCATAGGGACAAATCCAGTCTTGAATGATTGCGTTCACCTCATCCTCAACATCCATCGTTTTTAACTCCTGATTTAAGGCAATTTCCATCATGACCGCATTGTCGACGTTGTTTAGTTCCTTTTCCACCCCGTCAATTTCCGTGATAAATTTTGGCGTGTTCGCTTCCACCGAAACATGCGGACGGCGAAAATGATAAACCGGACGCTGTTGATAGGTTAATCCGGCAATTGTTTCGACCTTAATTCTTTCCGGATTGCTTGTTGTTTCCTCAGTATCATAATATTTTCCCTTAAGTTTGCGATAAAGCCTTGCCCTGGATTCTTTTCTCCCATCGGCCAGCGCGTACGATTTCGAAGCTTTTAGCCTGTCCTTAACCTTTTCAAATAATCCGTTTGTTATAATTGTCGGCGCCATTAGCGTCTCCTTGCTTTGACTAATCTTTTAGCCGGTGAAGGCTCAAACCCATGCTTTACAGCCTGAGCAACTCGCTCAAAATCGTCTCTGGCTTTCTCTGATTTAAAAACCCTTATCTCCCCAGAAGCCATCCTTAACTTATTTTTACCTATTTTCAATAAGCCCCTAACCTGTTTTCGCTTCCCCTGGGTTTCATTACCATATCAATTAACGCCGCGCCGCTTTCTTTCTTAACCTTGGGTATCGGCAAATCTGGACTGATTGCGTTTAATTGTAATTGATAAGCATGCGAATCCGCGCAATCAACCGTAACACCATTAGGAAAGGACAAAAACTCTTCCCTTAACTCAGGAAAATCTCTCGCCCATTTCACCTGCCCTCTGGCATAAAGAGAAAATAAAGCCCTTATTCTTTCGTCTTTTTTCCCCTTAGCTATTAACGGAACAATAGACACAAAATCCTGACGCCTCTGTTGCTCCATTGCGAACACCTGTTGTAATGCGGCCTGATACGCGACTTTTTCAATTCCAAACTTGGAAGAGCCGAAAGCATTCTTGACTTTAAATAATTGTTCAATGGTTTCATAAACATCCCAGCGTCCTCTGCGAACATCCAGCACATACATCGTAGGCGGATTCGTTCTACCCCAACTGCATGTTGTTATTGCCGTCCAGCACGCGTCCTCTTTCTTGCTGATCGCCAAATCAACGGTTGATGTCACTATTAAATCTTCCAAAGTTTTTTGAGTGAGGCTGACTATCTGAATCCATTCGCTCTTGAATTCTATGTTGTCAGGATCAATAGGGTTGTTGAGATACTCGCAATAAAACGTATGGGCTTGGTTGGCTGACCGGTATTTGTCTAACATAGCCATCAACTCGTCGTAGGTAAGATGCTCTGGCCACAACGACACCCCCTCTTTTATCACCGCGCTGAACCTTAATGTCTTCCAATCCTCCAACCCTATCAGCCGATTGAGCAGAGAATCTCGATGCATGATTGTTCCCAAAACCCTCACCCTCCCCGACCTGGACATTGCCGGGAGCAAAACCCTCCAAAACCATTCCCAATCTTGGGCCCTCAGTTCAACGTTCCTGACCCTCTCGTCATCCTCAAGATCATCACACACAATCAGCGTGGGCCTGTTCTCCCGCTCATCAATAATCCCGCGCAAACTTTGCCCGGTGCCTTTAGCCACTATCCTGGACCTCCCATAAATCGTTTCGATAATCAGGTCGTCTTCGGTTGATTTTATAATTTGAGGCTTATAGATTCCCCTCAGCTTCTCGTTGTTTTCTACCTGATATCTAATCGCCGCCACCACAGAAACCGCCTGCGTGTAAGTGTCCTCAACGAGCAAAACATACGGCTCCATGGCGTTTAACATAAGCCAAAGATTATGCCGGATGCTCACCCTGGTGGTCTTCGCGTGTCCCCGTGGCGCGGCCACCGCCACAAACTTCTCGTCAGAATCCACAAGATCAATAATTTCTTTATGAAATTCAGGATCTTTCAGTTCTGAATCAAAGAAAAAATAATCGAAATCCCAGTAGCTCCTTCGACACGCGACCCTAACCATCGCGTCTGTTGGCAATCTTTTGTATGTTTTCTTCTTTAACTGGGTCATCTTTTAACAACCTCACCAGGCTGGAAACGTGCCCAGCCATTTCAGGATTAAGTTCTATATAATTTTCAAGCCTTTGCTCAATCACAAGATCCCCCTTAATCTTTACCTGCATCTGTGATTGAGCCAGGTCCGGATCTCTCATGTCTGTTACGTTTTTTGCGACAAAAATACAAAAGGCGGGGTTGTAACAATTGTTGAGTCCATTCTCTATCAAAAACCACTTCTGCAAGTTCTTGGCACGAGCGTAAGCTTTAGAGAAATCAGGGTATTTTCGCTCTCCTTCTTCATTTTTCAGTTCACTCCATTCGAGCAAGGTGATTTCATCAACCCCAATCGACTTTGCGAACTCATGAAATTTAGGAAGTGGGTTGGCGATGCGCTTGAGATCAACCCATTTGACTTCCCCTTCTTTGCCATAATGAGGTAGGGCTTTATCAACCCATGGGGGTTTATCGAAATAATCAATGATTATTTGACAATATTCGGGTTTATATTTTGGAGGTCTGCCTAAAAGTTGGATCTCTTTTTTTGGAGATTTAATAGATTCGCTCGCCATTACATCTATACTAAGAGACGAAGAAGGTTGTTGTAAAGACCAAATTATTAGGAGAGTTGCTGCTTTCTTTTTAATCCCACAATATCACCCCACACAAAACAATCCACAAAATTCAATAAATTCTACTGGGCTCTCCTGTGTATATCCCATCTCTTCGACACTATCATCTTCATCCAATCTCATACACCATTGATCGCCTAATGACCATCCAACTATCCAAAAGAAGAAAATCAGCCTTGATCGCGCTTCCAGACAACTGATTTTTTAATGACTCATAGATATCGTCATCAACTAAAATATATTTTGGTATTTCTTCCGGCTTAGGCAAAATAGCCCTTAATCGTGAGATTGCGCTAACTGCCAACTCATCTTTCTTGATATTAGGTAATTTTAAAGATCTCATTTCTTCCTCGTTTAATTGTTTTTAAATTCCCAGTAAATAAACTGGAACTTTTTTTAGAAGATATAATAGACTTGCTTGCCATTATTACATCTATATTAAAAGACGAAGAAAGTCGTTGTAAAGACTAATTTAGTTTTTGGACTTGGACTATCCCGCGGAAGCAGTCTTAGTAACCAGCCGATAATGCCTCCTCCAGAGGGGTTAGAATGGGATCTTT